GTCGAGGGTGTGGGTAAGAAGTTCCTGCCGGTCACAGCGGCGGTTACTGGCTTAGGCACAGCGGCGGTGAAGACCGCAGCAGACTTCGACCAGGAGATGAGTAAGGTCGCCGCCATTTCCGGCGCGACTGGCTCTGACTTTGATTCCCTGCGTGAAAAAGCTCGTGAGATGGGTGCCAAGACCAAGTTTTCAGCCTCCGAAGCAGCCTCCGCTATGGAATACATGGCGATGGCCGGCTGGAAGACCGGGGATATGCTGGATGGTATCGAGGGCATCATGAACCTTGCTGCTGCATCCGGTGAGGACTTGGCGACCACCTCGGATATTGTCACGGATGCCTTGACCGCCTTTGGTCTGTCGGCTGCGGATTCCGGTCACTTTGCGGACATCCTTGCGGCGGCATCGTCCAATGCAAACACCAACGTCAGCATGATGGGCGAGACCTTCAAGTACTGTGCGCCTATCGCCGGTGCGCTGGGTTTCAGCGCAGAGGACACCGCAGAAGCCATCGGTCTCATGGCAAACAGCGGTATCAAGGCATCACAGGCAGGTACTTCGCTGCGATCCATCATGAACAACCTTGCTGGCGAAGTGACATTTGCAGGCAAGAACATCGGCGAGGTCACTATCGCCACCAGCAATGCGGACGGCAGCATGAGAAGCCTGAACGATATCCTTGCGGACTGCCGTGTGGCGTTCTCCGGTCTGACCGAATCCGAAAAGGCAGCCAATGCCGAATCGCTGGTCGGCAAGAACGCCATGTCCGGTTTCCTTGCCCTGATGAATGCCGGCGAAGGTGACATCGACAAGCTCCGTGGTGCCATCGAGAACTGTGACGGTTCTGCGGAGAGCATGGCAGAAACCATGCAGGACAACTTAAATGGTCAGCTCACCATTCTGAAATCTCAGTTGGAAGAGCTGGCTATTTCTTTTGGCGACCTCCTGATGCCCACCATCCGCAAGATCGTGTCGGCGGTGCAGGCATTCGTGGACAAGCTCAACAGCATGGATGACAGCACCAGAGAAACCATCCTCAAGGTGGCGGCTCTGGCTGCGGCCATCGGTCCGCTGCTCATTGTACTGGGAAAGACCATATCGACAGTTGGTACGGCTCTGCGAGGATTCAGTTCGCTGGCAAAGAGCATCCGACTGCTCTCCACCCGGGTGGGCGGTGCAACCGGACTGTTCGGTAAGCTGGGCGCAGCACTCGGTGGGGTCTCGGCGCCGGTTATGGCGGTCGTAGCCGTCATCGGTACGCTGGTCGCTGCCTTCATGCACCTCTGGAACACCAATGAGGAGTTCCGCACCGCCATCACCAACATCTGGAACGGAATCGTCGAAAAGGTGCGCGGCTTCTGCGACCAACTGACCCAGCGGCTCAATGCCCTCGGCTTTGACTTCAAGGATATCGTCGAGGTGCTGAAAGCAGTCTGGGATGGATTCTGTCAGGTGTTGGCTCTTGTGTTCGAGGGTGCCTTTCAGGTCGTGTCCACTGTACTGGGAACGGTCCTCGATACCCTTATTGGTCTGTTCGATGTTTTCTCCAACCTGTTCCAGGGCAACTGGAGCGGCGCATGGGAGGAAGTCAAGGGCATTTTCTCCGGCATCTGGAACGGCATCAAGTCCATCTTCTCTACGGTGCTGGACACCTTGAAGGCTGTAGCAGATGTGTTCCTCGGCTGGTTCGGTACGGACTGGAGTTCGGTCTGGGAGAGCATCAAGGGATTCTTTGAGGGAATCTGGACAGGAATCAGCGATTTCTTCGCTGGTATTCTGACAGGCATCCAGACCACAGCATCTACCGTCTGGAATGGGATCTCGGATTTCTTTACCGGGGTCTGGACGGGGATCAAGGATTTCTTCGAGGGTATCTGGAACGGCATCGTCTCGTTCTTCACGGGGAAAACCGGGGAAATGGACGAGAACGCACAGTCCACCTTCACCGGGATATCGGATTTCCTTGGCGGTATCCTGACCGGCTTGCAGACGGTATTCTCTACGGTCTGGGAGGCAATCTCCGGCGTGGTCAGCGGCGTTATGGACGCGATCTCCGCAGTCATCTCGACTGTTATGAGCGTCATCTCTGGCGACTGGTCTACGGCTTGGGAGGATATCAAGTCGGCGGCATCGACTGTGTGGGAGGGCATTTCGGGTGTCATCTCCGGCGCATGGGAGGGAATCTCCTCCTTTGTGTCCGGCGCGGTTGAGACGCTCGGCTCTGGGCTTTCGACTGCATGGACGGGAATCCAGACGACCGCCTCGTCTGCATGGGATGGCATCAAGGGTGCGATTTCTATAGCTTGGGATGGTATCCAGTCGGGTGTGACCTCTGCGGTCGATACGGTGGCGACCGGGCTGTCCGGGGCATGGGAAGGCATCCAGTCTACGGCAAGCACTGCGTGGGAGGGTATCAAGTCTGGCATTTCCAGCGCATGGGAAGGAATCTCCGGATTCTTTGGTGGTATCTGGGATGCCATCACCGGCAAGACCAGTGACTCTACCACTCAGATGAAAACGGAGACCTCCAATGCATGGTCCGGTGTGGAGGCAGAAGCCCAGACCGCATGGTCGGGTGTGTCTGATTCCGTATCAACTGCCTGCACCGGCATGGCACAGTCTGTGACGAGCCAGATCGACAGCATCAAGGCATCTGTGTCGGCGGCATGGTCCGGCATTGCGTCGGACACCACTACGGCATGGAATGCGGTCAAGACCAACCTCACGGCAGCATGGAGCGGCATCACGACTTCAGTGACTTCCAGCCTGAACAGCGTAAAGACCGCTGTCACCAATGGCTGGACGCAGCTCCGCACCCTTACAATATCCAGCTGGTCCGGCATCCAGTCGAGCCTGACGGCAAGCTGGAATTCCATCAAATCCGCCAGCACAACTGCGGTCAGTGCAGTCAAAACGGTTGTCACCAATGGCTGGACTAACCTGCGCACGTTGACAACATCCAGCTGGAGTTCCATCCAGTCGGCACTGAACACGAGCTGGAGCAGCATCAAGAGCGCAACGACAGCCTCGGTCAACGCTGTGAAAACTTCCGTCACGACCGGGTGGACGAATCTGCGCAGTTTGACAACGTCCAGTTGGAATTCCATCCAGACCGTGCTGAATACGAGCTGGAACAGCATCAAGAGTGCAACCACCAGCTCAGTCAATGCGGTCAAGAGTTCCGTCACGGCGGGGTGGAACAACCTCAGCAGCCTGACCAGCAGCAGTTGGTCGAATATCCAGTCGGTACTCAGTTCCAGCTGGAACACAATCCGCAGCACGGCATCTTCGGCTGTGAACGCAGTGAAGTCCACGGTTTCTTCGGGTTGGAACGGCGTGAAGTCCACGACCAACTCTACCTTCTCCAGTGTGCAGTCGGCGGTGTCCGGCGCCATGTCGAACCTGCGCTCCACGGTTTCTTCCGGTGTGTCCGGCATCAAGAGCAGCTTCAACTCTCTCAGCTCCATTGCTTCTTCGGCATACAGCTGGGGCAGTGACATCTGCTCCCAGATGGCGGCCGGTGTTCGTGCG